ACCATACTGGATGTCATTGAGTGTGCATTGACGAAGGGCAATGATGTCGCCATGGTTTATTTTGGGCTCCATGGAGTGCCCGGTAACATTGCACCAGAGGCTGGCTTTTTCGAATCCCCTTATTACGATGTTGGTGGCGGGTATGTTTACCTGAGAGTTGAACACCTCATCAAAGCCGCCAATAAAGTCCACATCGTAGTATGGTGTGCCAATAGACGGGTTCATAGATGTTGTAGGCAGAGTCGAAGAATTTGCTTCGTCTATTGTTTTAATGTTGTTCAAATCATCTTTCAACATGCTCCCCTTGCCGGTTAGCAGCCAAGCAGGATTTATAAAGTCACACTTTGTGTATAATAGTTCTGCGTCAAAAGTGTTTCTTGTATACCAATTTGAAACAGCCTGTGAAGATATACCTAAAAACCTCGCAAAATCAGCGTTTTTGCTCATATTTAGGTGCGATTTTATGGCATCAAGCATTTCTCCTTTTGATGTAAATGAAACATTTTGTGTCATTTTCTTCAGTTTTTATTTTGTTTAATGAAACAGAGTGTGTATATTTGCAGCGTGTTTAAGATGTAAACAGCGCGCCAAATATACAAAAAAGGACGTGTGATTAGCGAATTTTAAGGATAAAAGAAAATGAAACGATATTGGTTTGAACTGACAGATGAGCACTATAATGATTTGGGTGCTGCCATTTCAGACGGCTGGCAGAAATCGCCTGCCATTGCCGAAGCAAAGAGGTGGATGAAGGAAAACGGAGTGAAGACCGCCATCCTTGTATGCAACAGCATGGCGACGGACAACATACTGGATATGATACATATAGAAGAAAAATAAAAACATAAGGATTATGACACAGCAAGAATTTATGGAACGGACGGGGATAACCCCTACATCAGAGGATTTTGATTACATCCATGCGGTTTATCTGAACACTTCGATGAACAAGGATGAGTTCTGCAAAGATTTCAAGAAACATGGGGACAGCCGGATTATCCGTGATGTTCATGTGCGAGTGCTGAACTATGAAATGAAATGTGAACGTCAAAAGGAAGTTATCGACAACCTGACCGACTTCCTGATTGGCAAGGCGCATGCGTATGACGATACTGATTTCCGCAAAGAAGCGGTAAGGCTGGCCGGTGAGGTGGAAGTGGTGAAACGGACCATCGAATTGGGGCTTCCTCTTTGGGATGAAGACAGGAAGGTTGTCCTTTCGATGATAGAAGAACAAGGCAAATAGATTGCCGGATAACTGGCAGCCCGGAAAGACGGGCAGGGGCGGCAGGCACGGCCGGAAAGTTGGTAAATCGAAATAAGAAAGCGTAGAAAGCCGCAGGGGTTCGATTCCCCTCGCCCCACGATATTAAACCAATTAAAAGAAACAGTTATGAATGAATATGAATTGACAATCAAAGCAGAAACTTTAAGATGCATTCTTGGAGATTACCATTACAGAAAAATGGCAGCAGGTACCCTTATGTTTGGAGGACCAAAAGACAAAAACGGAGAACGTCCGATATTTGTAAGTAGTATCCCTATGGATAGATTAAGCCGAGAGAAAAGAGGTGCTATCCTTTGCCATGCGGAGAAAAGAACAGTTCTCAAGAGGTGTGTGTTAGGGAATAATCATAAAAGACATCAGCTAGTTCTATTGAGTAATAAAGAAAAAGCCCTGCTTCAAGAATTGGTGGACGAACGCTGCCGAGTGATTACGGAGCGTTATCTTGAAGACAGGGACAGGCTTTCCGTGGAATACATGAAGGACATGCAGAAGCCGGAGTTTAGGGCTGCTTTATCTCAATACCCTGATCCCTACACCGATCCTCGAACTGTTCTTTATTTTGAATCATTCGATTCATTATATCAGAATCACCATGACGAGATGCAGCGACTGTTGAATATTTGTAAAACTCTTGCTCTAAAAACCAATCCCCATCTGGATCGTGTTCTCGGATGTAACGTTCAATCGCATAAATGCGAGCCTCGATTTTGACGAGGTCTTCAGTAGAATATCCCATAGTTAAATTTTATCATGAATTTTATTATGACACAGAAAAATAATCATCAGGAACTTCTTTCATTTCGCACACAAAATACGGATTCATTATCTCCAACGTGTGCAGTGCCTGCAGACAATAAAACGATTTACGTTCGTTCATGCTATTTGGATCTATCTCCCAGCAATTCCCGCCGGGCAATCTCGACAATTTCGGCTGAGGAATATGCAGCATTCTACAAAACGAGAACAGGTCGTTTTTATTTGACTCTAAATGACTATCGTCCATGTAATCAACAACATGGATGCGAATAATATACTTCATGGTGTTAACATTTTAAATACGTCGTAAATATATAAAAAAACATTGATATGAGAAAGCAGATTTTGACCGATAACGAGACAAAGACCTTCCTGATGAAGACCTTTAAGTGCAGCCGTCAGGCTGTGTGGCAGGCACTGAATTTTGTCCGTGACAGCGACCAGGCCCGCCGGATCCGCACCCTCGCCCTGAAACGAGGCGGCAAGCTGACTGATGGCGGATTCATCCCGAACTGCGAAACCACCTTTGAAGAGTGCGAGAAAACCATGACCTGCACCTTCGGTCCCCGTGTAAAACTGGTAGTCCACCGGAAGACCAACGATGTGGACGTGTACGTGGACGGGAAACGGACCGAGACCTATCAATGCGAGTTTGTATCAGACTTCATGCAGCTGCAGCACGAGACCCAACAGATGGCAGCCGCCTTATAAACAGCAATGAAATGGAGTATTATGGAAAGATATTGTGCATATCCTACAATGACCTGACCTACGATGACCGACCGGTGCTGGTGAACGGGAAGGCTGACTACAGCAGAAGCCGCACGCTGAAAGGTGTTCATCCTTCCACTCTTTCCGAAGAAGAACTTGCTCCCATCCTGTCGGTGCCAAATTACAAGAAATTAGCGGCCAGGAAAGAAATCAATGTAGTTAGAAAAGGAAGGGGACTTGGAGGTTACGTCCTGGTAGAAGTTGCCACCATGCCCCTGCGCTTTCAGGAGAAAATCAAGTTAAAATACGGAGACATGAAAGAAGATGTTATAAAGAACTGGCTCGGCAGCCATTACCACATCGATGCGAAAGCCCGGGAGTTCTACACCCGATTCCGCTTTGACAACGGTGATGCCCTTCCGCCGGAACACATACAGGAATATACGGTGAACGCTTCGGTGATTGAAGCTGTGATGCGTGCCATGGAGGATGCCACCTTTATGCGTAAGGCCATGAAGGCCGGTCCGGTGAACTGGGGCGAACTGGCAGGAGCCATCAGCTATTATCAAGCAGAGTTCGGCCACACCTTGCCTGTGAGTTCTAACCGCTTCAAGAAGCGTGTGAATGATTTTAAAGCCAACGGCTATGAAAGCCTTATCAGCCGCAAGTTCATGAACCAGAACCGCCGGAAAGTGACCTACGACATTGAGCGCCTGCTGTTGAGCATCGATGGCCAACCGGAGCAGCCCTTCAACACTACGGTGTGGGAGCAGTACAATATGTTCGTACAAGGTGATTTGGAACTATATGACCCCGAGACCGGCGAGGTGCTGAAACCGTCAGACTTTACCGACAAGGACGGCAATCCGGTGGTATTGAGTCCGGCCACGGTAGCCAATATCTTGAACAACCCCAAGAACAAGGCCCTTAGAGCCAAGCTTCACATGAGCCAATGGGACTTCAACAACGCCTACCGCCCCTACCATCTGCGCAGTATCGGTGAGTTCTCATTGAGCAAGGTGAGCCTTGATGACCGCGACCTGCCTCGCCCGATGAAGGATGGCAACCGTGTGAAAGCCTATTATGCCTACGATGTGGTGAGCGGCGCTGTGGTAGGATATGCCTACAACCGGTACAAGACTACCGAGTTGTTTTTGGACTGCATGCGAAACATGTTCCAAACCCTGGACCGGAACGGCATGTATATCCCCGCCGAGCTGGAAGTGGAACACCACCTGGTAAGTGACTTTGCCGACGGCTTGATGCAAGCCGGTACCGTTTTCCCCTTGATCCGCTGGTGTAACCCCGGGAACTCTCGTGAAAAACGTGCCGAGCATAAGAACCGCGAAAAGAAGTATGGTGTGGAGAAACGCACGCAGGTAGGTATCGGTCGCTGGTGGGCCAAGCTGGAAGCCAACCGCCCGAAGGAAGAGAAGGTGTATGACGAAAAGAACAACACCTACAAGGTGAAGACCTACAGCTATGAAGAACTGGTAGCCGATGATATACGCGCCATCCAGACCTTCAACGCGCAGCCTCACCCCAACCAAAAGCGCTATCCGGGCATGAGCCGATGGGATGTGCTTTGCGCCCATCAGAACCCGAACCTTGCACCTTGGGACAAGGCCGTTCTTTACCGGTTCATCGGGCAGCACACCGAAACAACCATCCGGCAGAACACCTACTGCACGGTGATGTACAACCAATACGGACTGCCCAGCCCGGAAATCATCGAAAAGCTGGAGCCAAGAAACTACAAGGTAGATGCCTATTATCTGCCCGATGCCGACGGAACCATCAACGAGGTATATATCTACCAGAACGGACGATATATCGCCACCTGCAAGCCCGTAGCCCGCTACAATGAGAATACAGCCGAGCAGACCGAAGTCGACAAGGCAGCCTATACCGAACAATCCAAGTATGTAGCCCAATTCGACAAGATGATGAAGGACGGCAAGATCAAACGTGTGGGCATCCTTGCCAAAGAGGAAGCGAAACTGATAACAGAGGTACAGGCGGAAGCCGTTCCCCTTCCTGCACAAGCCGAGGAAGAAGATTACTCAGCCTATATGGACATCAGTGCCTTCGAGCATGATGCAGTAGCCAAGATATAATTAACGACGTTAGAACGAAATTTTAAAAGCATTCAACATGGAAATAACGAATGAAGTAAAAGGAAGAATAGCGGCAGCGATAGCCGCCGACCGTGAGAACTATCCCAGTGACAACCGCCACGCCACGGCACTGGGCATTTCGCCCAGCGTGTACAACGCCATCAAGAAGGGCAATTATGAAAAGCAGGTCAGTGATGCCAACTGGGTAGGCATAGCCCGAAGACTGGGCGTGCAACTGCGTACAGAAATGCCCTGGCTGGCAGCACAGACCCCGACCTATGTGTTTGTGAGCAAGCAGCTGGAAGTGTGCCAGGGCAGCGGACTGAGCGCCATCCTGTGCGATATGCCCAATATCGGCAAGACCTTTACCGCGAAGGCATACGTGAAACAGCACAAGCACGCCGTATATGTGGACTGCAGCCAGGTAAAGACCAAGTTGAAGCTGATACGCTACATTGCCAAGGAATTCGGTGTGACCAGCAACGGACGCTACAGCGACGTGTATGAGGATCTGGTTGCCTACTTGCGCACGATTGATACGCCCCTGGTTATCCTGGATGAAGCCGGTGACCTGCAGTATGAAGCCTTCCTGGAGTTGAAGGCACTTTGGAACGCTACGGAACGCTGCTGTGCCTGGTATATGATGGGTGCAGACGGGCTGAAGGAAAAAATTAACCGCGCCATCGAAGGCAAGAAGGTGGGCTATACCGAAATGTTGAGCCGCTACGGTGATTCCTACAGCAAGGTGACCCCGGATGATGCGCAGGAACGCGAAAAGTTCCTGAAGGCACAGGCTGCCATTGTAGCCAAAATCAATGCCCCGGACGGTACCGACATTGCCAAGATTGTTCACAGCACCGGAGGCGGTTTGCGGCGCGTATATACCGAAATCGAAAAATTAAGGAGGATGCAAGCATGAAACTGAAAAGAGCCTACAGCCCCGGTGAGGTGCTGAATATGAAGATACCCCGGTATGAGTTTACCGGGGCTTGGCAAGCCTCGATAGGCAACCCTGCCAAAAGCGGCGTGTGGATTATTTGGGGTGCCAGCGGGAACGGAAAGAGCAGCTTTGTGATGCAGCTGGCCAAGTACCTGTGCGGTTTCGGACGCGTGATCTATGACAGCCTGGAAGAAAGTACCGGCCTTTCGTTTCAGATGAGCCTGAAACGGCATAAGATGGGGGAAGTGAAAAAGAAGCTGGTTATCCTTGACCGCGAGTCGATGGATCAGCTGGAGGAACGCCTTCAGCGCCGGGGCAGTCCCGGCATCGTGATTATCGACAGTTTCCAGTATAGCGGTTTGAACTACAAGACCTACAAGGAGTTTAAGGAGCGCCACCCCAAGAAACTTTTTATCTTCATCAGCCATGCTGAAGGGGCACATCCGGCAGGTAGAAGCGCCCGCAAGGTGGAATATGATGCCGATGTGAAGATTATGGTGAGTTGCTTCAAGGCCTGGTGCAAGAGCCGCTTTATGGAAAAGCCCGGTGAGCCCTATGTGATTTGGGAAGAAGGTGCTGCCAAAACATTGAAGGACGATAATATGGAGGATTATTTGAATGATGGAATGGGAGAATAAACTGTACCAAATACTGCTGCCCGGTCGTGAAGCCTTGGGCGTGATGGAAGACTGGCTGGAATGTAACATAGAAACAGACATTCGTCTGCGCAGAGCCAAGACACAAGGGCATATAGTGATAGAAACGACGGATACCATGTTTGCCAACCGTATTCGGATGTGGCATCCCGGATGTAAAATACATATTAAAGAACTGAAATGATGGAAGAAAAAGAAGAAAAGAAGCTTTGCTGCCTTTGCGGCAAAACATTCAAGGGAAGCGGGTACAACCCCTTCCCGGTGAAAGAGACAGGCCGCTGCTGCCGACAGTGCAACAACGAGCGGGTGGTTCCGGAACTGGCGAGACTCCACTGGGCTTTCCGGAAACTCGGCATCGGCACGGAAAAGTACGTGTATATCAGCGGAGCCATTGCCCACCACGACCTGGCCGAGCGCAAGGAAGCCTTCGGACGTGCCGAAAAGGAACTGCGGGCGCAGGGCTATGAACCAATCAACCCGTTCAATAACGGCCTGCCGGAAGAAGCCCACTGGAAAGCCCACATGCGGGTCGACATTGCCCTGCTGCTGGCTTGTGACTACATCTACATGCTGAAGGACTGGGAACTGAGCAAGGGAGCCAAGCTGGAGCTCGATGTGGCCAGTTCGTGCGGCATTCAAGTACTGTTTGAAACCCACTCAAACCGGTAACCATGGCACAGGAAGTAACCCATTTCGCCCGGTTCTACGCCTTGTTCAACCAGCTGCCCCATCAGGGAGACCGGGAAGAGTTCAAGAAGCAAATTGTGCTTCAGTACACGTGGAACCGCACGGACAGCCTGCGGGAGATGACCCGGGCCGAATATGAAGCCTGCTGCGCAGGGCTGGAAAAACTGACCGGGCAGGACGAATGGTGGCAGAAACTGCGCGAGGAACTGCGGCGGAAACGCAGCGTCTGCCTGAAGCTTATGCAACAGCTGGGTATAGACACCACCGACTGGAACCGGGTGAACGAATTCTGCAACAACCCCCGGATAGCCGGCAAGCCCTTCGGGCAGATCAGTACGGAAGAGCTGGAAAGACTGGCGGTGAAACTGCGGGCTATCCAACGAAAAGGAGGTTTAACCGATAAATAGAACGATATGGATAAAAAAGCACATGAAGCGCTGGAGCGCATCAGAAAAGACGTGATTCTAACGACATCCGATCTGGAGAACCAGGATGCAGCCGAGTTTTTCAACGAGCTGGCCGACTGGGCGTATGCCAACGGTGAAGCCATGCTGATAGACGATGAACCGGAATTGCAGGATAACGAGGAAGAATAAAACAAGTAATGAACCATTCAAAAAAATGATTTAAACATGGAAAAGAACAACCAAAGTGTGGACATCAAGTCCCTGAGTAAAGAACAGCGAGCCGTCCTTATGGCCCAGTTGCAGCAAGAAGAGAAAGAAGACCGCATCGCCCGCAGGGAAACTTACGAGGCATTACGCGGTGAGTTCATGCACGAAGTAAAGACCAACGTCCTTGAAATGGTGAATGCTGTGACCGGCTTTCGCGGATGGCTGGAAAAAGAAGCCGATGCCTTTACCAAGGTGATGAAGGAATACGGCCAGGTGAAAAGCGACGAACAGCGCAGCTACACCATTACGGACGGTGACTTCCGTCTGGAGGTGAAGAGCAACAAGGTGAAAGGCTTCGATGAACGGGCCGACATGGCTGCCGACCGTCTGATTGACTATCTGAAGCGCTACATGCAGAACAGTGAGAAAGGTTCGGATGATCCGATGTATCAGATGGCCATGACCCTGCTGGAGCGCAACAAGATGGGCGACCTGGACTACAAGAGCATTTCGAAGCTCTACGAACTGGAAGACAAGTTCGATGAAGAGTATGCAGACATCATGCGCCTGTTCAAGGAAGCCAATGTGGTGCAGCGCAATGCCACCAACTACTACTTCAGCCGCCGTAACCCTGAAAACGGTGTATGGACCCGCATTGAACCCAGTTTCTGCCGTTTGTAGCCGGAATGTGTTAACCCAGTAAACAGAAAGCGCCGCAGTTGTTATAATTGCGGCGCTTTTGTTCTTAAATTCGATGAAAATCAGCTATTTTTGTAAGAGAAAACAAGTATATGGGCAAAGGACGGGATAAAGAACTGATCAAACTGCGTGACGAGGCACTGTGCCGCCGTTACTACTACTGGACCGAAGTGCAGCGGCTGCGGTTCGACGATGCTTTGAAAGTGTTGTCGGAACGCGAATTCTTTATCTCCGAAGAACGTATCATGGCCATCATCCGGCGGAAGACGCGGGAAGGCAGCGACCGCCCGGTACGCCCTGTACCCAAGGTCAAGGCCCCCCGCCTGACCGCTGCCCAGCTGGAACTCTTCCCTACCCAGTGATTCCGCTTATACCGGCATAGCTGTCTCATCGTGCAGTGTGAACGAAAAGACAAATTCGAACACCTTGATGCCCCCCGGCATGGCATACGAACGGCTTTTCTCACGTACCAGCGGCGAAGCGTTGTCCGTGCATTGCAGACACTGCAACGCCTTGTAAAGTTTTCCGGCCAGCTGCATCCGTTCTCTCACACTGTCATACGTGCCCGAGGCATAGTGCGTATCGTCGTAACAATCGACAGCCAGACGTACTGTGACCACCGATTCGCTTTTCTGTGCCCCATATCCGAGGTCGTGCCAGTCGGAACTGGTGTTCCCAATCAATACGCAGGGGAAAGTGACCGGGTACTGGTCTTCGTCCGCCCCCATTTCCAATTGGCCGTAGTCTTCATCGATGAGCGAGAGTTCCGGCATTTCCTGTGCAATCTGTTCCATGATTGCGATAAAAACTTCTTCCATATCCTTAGCTGTTTAAAATGTTGGTAATTTCCTGATCCACCTTCTCCTGAATGCATCGGTTCAATTCTTCGCTTTCGCCCATGAACTGGCGCTGCGGGATGCGGATGTGCAGTTTCTTTTTCTTGGTAAGCGCCATGTTTCTCCAGAACTGTGCCTGCGGATTGGCATTGCCCAACGGCGGCTGCGTTCGGGCTTGCCTGAAACAAGTTTCAGCACGCCTCTCACTGGCACGCCGATTCAGTTCCTTCGGTTTGGCACGCCGTTTAACACGTTTCTTTTGCCCTGTACCGGCTTTTTTTCTTTTCCCCGAAGCCTTATAGAACTTTGCCCATGCAAAGCGCCTCATGCGGTCTGTGACGGTTACATCAATTTCGCCGCCCCAGTTGTGGACAGGTGCATAGACCACCTCGTTGAACACCCTTACCCGGTAGTCGGACGGTGTATAGCTCACCGACTTGAAGAGATGCTTCCTGCCAGAGAGCAGCGTGCCGTAGTTGCTGGCGGCATCGGTACCTCCCGAGGACAGCCGTTTGGCTTTGGGCCAAGGGTGAAGCCCCCCGTTGACAAATCCACCCTGGCGGAAATTCTCCTGAAAATGGTCTTTGGCCATACGTCCGACTGTAACGGGTAGTTTGCGTCGCATGAGCGTTTCCAGCTGTCTACGCTTGGATTTTATCAGATTCTCTAAATTATTCAAGTCCATTGTGATACCATTTAAAAATAAATCACTATATTTGCCCTGTCATCCTACAGTCTATGTGACTTTAGCGAAGACACAGGCGCCGGGGTGTTCCTTGAGAAACCCGGCTTTTTTATTCTATATCATATCTGATAATCTCTGTCCTCCCTTTTATGACACAAAAGATATGCTTTAAATCTTTGTCAATTAGATTTCCCGATTTATCTCTGTAGAACCTGAAATAATTGATAGACTTCTTCATTTTCTCTTCATTGAAGAGTTCCGGATTATGGAAATACAGACAAAGCGAATTGGCTTTATCTTGTAAATCCTCCCTTTTATTGAACCTTCTCAGTTGGTCGTTCTTAGAAACGAAGATGTTTGAATACCAGCCTTTACCTGTAACAGAACGTATATCCATCAATCTATCATCCATTATCATATCCAAAGCCGGAAGTTGCTGTCCTTTTTTCTTTTTGGACTCATCGCAAAAGAGAGCCTTGTGTCCCATGGCAACGAGCTGGTCTTGGCATTCCCTTTCCAAATCGGACGAAGTGAGCCCTTCGAAGAAACGTTCAGCCTTCGGAGTGTCGTGTGTAATGTGGCCGACATGCGTAGCCTTCAGACCGCCTGTCTTTTTATTGAAAACCACATCCGTATAGTTTTCATCCTTCAGCAGCCGTTGATATTCTGCTTTATTGGCTTTGATCCTTTCCTTCTCTATTGTATTTTCTAAGGTCTGTCTGATACCCCTGCAATGATAACAGTCCTTAGAGCGGTTTGTAAACAAGTTCCTTACCCGACCCTTGAAGCCCGGTTTATAGAAAGCACAGTGCCTGCAGTCGTTCGGGAAATAAGGATGAGAATCGGAAAAGAGGATGCCATCCGTTCCCGGGTTGTTATCCAGCCCCGGTTGCGGTTTACTATTATCGTCCTCATCCGGCAGTTGCGTCGGTTCCTCGTCGGTGGCCGTGAGGTCGCACTTGCAGTTCCATCGGTCGCCCGGCCTGTGTTTGCTCCAGAACGGGTCGTCTATGGGCCGTATGGTATTCCAAAACGGCCGATGATCAGCCCCCGGGTGCAGGGAGGTGGAAGGCATCCATTTGAGGTTGGGCAAGACATCGCGTTCGCGGAGGAACTGCTGCCAATCGGCCGCCTGATGCGCCCTCAGCACCGCCGTGTCATATTCCGTCTGCAGCCAGTGCCGCACCTGGTGAGATGCGATGGGTGTGACCTCCTGCACCCATTTCTCGAATGGCTTTAGAGTGCCGTTCGAATCCAATAATAACCGCGCCATATCGCGCTGTATGCGGTGAACCTTGAATGCCGCAAAGACCTCGTTGTTGGTTTGCAGCTGCTGCAGGAAATCGTCCATTTGCTTTCCCTCAGACTGTGCCACCCCATCGGCAGCAGCATCGTCCAGTATGCGGCAGATTTCGTGAAACAGGTTCGGCTCGATTTCGCCTTCCACATCCATTTTCTGACTGTAGATGCGCTGCAGTGCCTTGGCCAACACGTCGCTGCTGAAACTGAACGAAGTCTGCACCTCTTCCCCTTTGTTTTGGTAGAGGTCGTTCATTACCAGTCTAAAGCTGCCCCGGCATCCGGGGCTTTCACGAAAAAACCTTTCAGCCAGTTTCGGAAGTTCTTTTTCTGTTGTAGTGTCGGTTCTTTATCCTGTCCCTTATCTACCGGTTCCGGTTCCTTCTTTGGGGTTTGAATCTGGGCAGCCTGTGCAGCCTCCCTTTGTTCCGCCTTCAGCTGCTCGTAGTTGGCCGGTTTGTCGATGCCGAATTCCTCATAGAGATAGTCGTCGTCGATGGGGATGTTGAAGTTCTTCTTCAGCTGCGTAAGGATGGATATTTTGGTGCCTGCATCCGTTTCCTTCGGCTCCGGGTAGCAGAATGCACCCCCTTGGGTGTTGATGCCCATGTGCAGCAGAATGTCCGTCATGTCGTAATTTAACACATTGAGCACGTACTTCCGGTCGGCCTCCAGCACCTTGTCCTCCACCTTCTTATGAACCGTACCCAAAGCCTGTGTACCTTTTTCGGACGATTCGGTGGTCAGTGTATTGCCCAGAATCAGCTTGGAAATTTCGTTGTTGCACCGTTCGCAGAGGCGTTCATAGACATCGGCAGACCCCGTTTTGTTGCCGGCTTCTGTGAGCTTTAGTTCCGTGTCCTTGGCATGAAAGAACTGCGCCAGACTTCCGGCATTTGCCGCATCCTCCATGGCCCGCTGGCGGGACTCGTCGTCGTCGGAATCATAGATATATTCCTGGATAGGCATGCCGAATACCTCGGAGAACTGTGCCCAGTCGCCCGTAGTGTTACGTTTGTAGATGACCCAAGGTGCAGCCTTGGCCAACAGCCCTAAATCGGACGGTGAACCCACAAAAAGCAAGTCGGTATATTCATTCCAGGAATGGCCGGTAATGTCCGTCTGGTGGCGCAAGATGAGTTCCCTGACCGGATCCACATGCTTACGCGGTACCAGGTCGTAGTCCACCCATTCCTGCAGCTTGTAGAACTGGCAGAGCGAAAAGCCCCAGAACTTGGCATCGAGGATGTCACCCACCAGCCTGTTGAACCAGGGCGACTGTATCTGTTCGTTGATTTTATCGTCGGGCTTCCCGTCCACCCGGAATTCCATGTTGGAGCACAGCACGGCATTCTTTCGCTTTTCGAGCACACAGGAAAGGTGGGTATCCATCAGAATGTCCTCGTAGAGGTCATAGAGTTTGTAACGTCGCGAGAAATCGACATTCTCGGCCGCTTTGACGGCTGCCATGTAGTCGGAAATGTCCAGTCCGAAGCGTTTGGGCTGGGTGAGCACAATCACATTCGGTTTCTTCTGTCCCGGCAATGCGAAGTTTCCTCCAACGGTGATGATGCCGGTTTTGTTTCTTTTTCTGTTTTTCTTCTTCATACTGCTTGCTTTTTACCAGTGGTTCGTTCGTTTGCGGTTGCTTTGAATACGGAAATCCGACCTGCCTGCCCTTTGTTCCTCTGGCAGCAGCGGAGCCCCTTCGATTGATATATCCTCGTCGGCCACCGCCTTCATCCATTCCACTGCCCGTTCGTATCGGTCCTTGCGTACCTGGGAAAGTTTCTGCGGGTTGTGGATGCAGAAGATGTGATAGACCGCCATGTCGATGACCATCATCAGCACGAGCTGGTTCCGGTTCTCGCCGGTGGCTGCAAAAATCTTGTTGCAGTCGTAGCGTTTGCTCAAATAACACCGCATTTCGGCAATGGCCCTGTCTTCACATACCTCAATGACCGTTTCGTCTTCGCGCACCAGTGCGTCAAGAATGTCGCGGTGGATACTTGCATCGTAATCGGTGAGTTCTACAAATTTGCTCATAGTTCGATTGTTTTAGAGTTGTCATAATCTTTTCTTGTTCCGTTTTCTCACATCCTTCCTTGAGCGGAAAACGGGCGGTTCGATGCGCCTGATCAGTTCATCGATGATGCGGTTCGCCCCCTCGACCGCATCCGGTCCGTCGGCCGGATAGCGCATGGTCAAGGTGAACAGCTTGAACTGGTCCTCCAGTTCCTTCATGTGCGGGTTGTCCCGTTCTGCCTCGTTGAGGATAAGGTTCCCTTCGCGGTTGAGCGGTTCAAGGTTGGCCTCGATACGTGTAGCCTTGTCCGTCTTCTTCTCCTCGTCGCCCCGGATGAACAGTGCAATCTTCTGTTCCCGTCGCACCTTTGCCACCAGCGGTTTGAACACCTGCTGGAAGAAAGGGTCCTGCAGCTTGTTATTCTCCATGTAGCAATAGACATTGGTCTTTCCCCCGACAAAATCAAGCATCCGGACATACCAGTCAATGAACTCCGCATTGAGTGCCTGCGCCAGGAAAGTCTTGATGACATAGAGCCTGGTACCCAATTTGCCACAGAGCGAAACCGTCTTGAAGGATTTGCCTTTCTTACCCTTGCTTTCACCCGGTGCCGGGTCGCCATACACCACGAGGAACTTGAATTTGGAGAGAGGCGGTACCTTGCCGTATGAAATGTTCTCGAAGACCTCTCCTACGGAAATGGGATTGTTGAAATATTCCCCCTGTGCAGCCTTGGTTGAAATTTTGGAGAGCGTACGGTCGATGTCCTCCTCCGAGTTCTTTTCCGGCCATGTGGAAAATCCGTTTTTGTCGCGGATGTTCACGATGTCCCAGGAGTCGGCCATTTCGCCCGCCCTCACCACGCAGCAGTCCTTGGCGATGATGTTTCCGCAGAAGATGACCAGTGTAGGTTCGGAAATGGACCTTGTGGGATACAGCGCATTTTCCCACCAGTCCCAACGCTTCTGGATGATGTCCGGGTTCTTGGTGTCCTCGTCCGTATCAAAGTCATCGACCAGCAGCACGTCGGGACGTATGGCCTCGTTTCGCGAACCACGCGGAGACTGCCCGGCACCCAGTGCGCGGAAAGAAACCTTCCCTTTGGTGGTGAATTCATCCTCGGTCCATGAGCCCGGCAGTTCCTGTTTGCCGTAGTATGCCATGATGCGCCCGTTGGCTTCGAGGTTGGCCCGGTAGGGATCGAGCAGTCGCACCGCATTGTCCTTGCTGTTGGAAGTGAGAATCACATTCTTTTTTCGTCCGGTCAGCGTGAGATACATGACGATGAACATGGTGACGGTGGATTTGGCCAGCTCACGGCTCCATGACAGCACCTCGAACCATTCGTCGTGTGCAATGATGCGCCGGATAGCCTTTTTCTGGAAGTCGGCAAATTCATATTTGGCATAATTCGGGAAAAAGAACCTGATCCATTCAATGGGGTGTTTCTCCAGATATTCCCGATGTTTTTCCCGTTCGGCTGCCGTCATGTTCCGGTCAACCGGTGTAGCCCTTGCGATGTCTTCTTTGTACTTCTCCCAATCGAGGAGAGCGAGTCTGTCAGTCTGTTTCATTGTCTATCCCTTTATAATTTGTCTTTAATGTACGCATCGGCCAGGCGTGTGATTTCCTTAGCCTTTTCGAGGTCGGCTGCCCGCACCCAATCGATGAACCCGGTGAGGACACTGATGATGTCGGCAATGCCCACTTCCTGCTCCATGTTGCGTATGGCTGCCGACAGTTTTCCGAGGATGTCCGCCTCCTTGGATGAGGGGAACCGTTCCCCTTCTGGCCGTTCGGCGATGGCCTTGTTTATTTCGGCCACCTGCCTGTAGAGGTTAGCCACCTGTTCCTGCCTTGTGAGCGTAAGCCCCACCTTCTGTTCCTCCCACTTCCCGGCCCGCACCCAATTAGAGACGGACACCCGTGACACACCCACCCGGTCGGCAATTTCCTGCTGTGTGAGGTTTTCCTTGAGGTACAAAGTCTTTGCCCATTCCTTTTTCTGGGCATTCGTCAAATCTGCCATAAATCGTCCTTTTTAGTTGTAAATCACGTTACAAAATTGCATGAAAAAGCGGGGTTTGTAAAAGCGAGTCCGCATGATGACGGGCTGCAGCGTTATGATAACGTCAGAAAACGTTATGATGCGGACGCGGTTTCCTGGTGCCATGGGAATGTTCTATTTTCGCATCATCGAAAGGCGGGGAATACCGCAGGAAAGTGTATGACGATGAGCAGATTTTTCAATATTACAACGAGTGACGACGGCACCAGTACGATATTCCTGTATGGGGACATCGGAGACTATACGGAGGTGCAAAGCGGGCGCATTGCCCAGGAACTGATGGAAGCCGAACGCGTGAGCCGACGCATCCATGTACGTATCAACAGCAACGGCGGGGAAGTGTACAGCGGCATTGCGATATTCAACGCCCTGCGCCATAGCCAGGCCGACATCCGCATTTTTGTGGATGGCATCGCTGCCAGCATGGCCAGCGTGATAGCTCTTTGCGGCAAGCCGGTAGAGATGAGCAAGTATGCCCGTCTGATGCTGCACAGCGTGAGCGGCGGGTGCTATGGCAACAAGCAGGACCTGCAGCGCTGCATGGAAGAGATAGAAAGCCTGGAGGGCAGCTTGAGCGAAATCTATGCCGAGCGGCTGGGCATGAGCCAGGAAGAAGTGAGACAGACCTATTTTGACGGCGAGGACCACTGGCTGACTGCCCAGGAAGCCCTGGACCTCGGTTTCATAGACGGTATTTATGATGCAGACCCCGTGCCGGCCGACAGTACGCCGGCACAGATATATACTTTATTCAATAACCGGCTCATTGAGCCACAAAACAACAGAGAAGACATGAATCTGGAAGACGTAAAGAAACGCCCGCGCTTCAAGGACTGCGCGAGTGATGCGGATGTGTTCCGCCTGATGGACCAACTGGAGGAAGAGGCCGGCAAGGTACCTGTCCTTACGAAAGAGAACACCGACCTGAAGGCGAAGGTGAAGACCTACGAAGACAAGGCTGCCGCCGAAGACCTTGCCGCCCGCAAGCAGCTGCTTGACGCAGCCGAGCAGGACGGCCGCATTGATGCGACCACCCGACCCATCTACGAAAACCTTTTGGCCAACGACCGTGAGAACGGCGAAAAGGCCCTGGCCCAACTGCCGGTGAAGCGCCGTGTGATGGAAGACCTGCACCTGGAACCGAACGGAGATGAGAGTCCCTGGGCCAAGCGCATGCGAGAAATTAAGGACAAACGTAAAAAGTGATTGAACTATGGCAATAATTGTAAGAAACACGAATTACAGCGGCGAGGTACTTGAACAGTTGCTGACGCTTGCCGCAACGAGCAATGAGATTGTGGAAAAGGGGCTGATCATGGTGATTCCCGGTGTGGAGAAGAAAATCAGCCTGCCGCGCCTGAAGACCGGCAAGATGCTTCAGAAGCGCAAGGAGAACCCCGGTGTGGAAGATTCGAAGGGCAACTTCAACTACGACGAAAAGAGCCTTGACCCGGTGGACTTCATGGCCTTTACGGTATTTAACCCCCGCACGTTCGAGAACATCTGGCGCAAGTGGCAGCCGAAGGGCAACCTGGTATTCTCGGAACTTCCGCCCGAAGCGCAGAACGCCCTGCTTGCCGAGCTGGCCAAACAGGTGCAATTTGAACTGGGTGACCACTATGTGAACGGCGAATATGGGGATGATGACGACCACCTGTTTAACGGCATCCTGACCCAGATGGCCAAGGATACTGAGGTGATTGTGGTGGACAGCGCAGAATCGACCATGCTGGGCAGACTGAAAGCTATGCGTGCGAAGATTCCCGTGGCCATCCGCAACAATCCGGACCTCCGCATCCTGATGAGTGTGAACGACTTTGACAAGTATGACGACGAGCTGACCCAGCGCGAGGCCAAGAACACGAGCGAAACCGACGTGAATGCCCGCCGCTACAAGGGCATTACCATCGAGACGCTTGCTGCCTGGCCCGATGATCTGATTGTGTGTACCCTCTGTTCGCCCGATGCCGGCGGCAACCTGTTTGCGGCTGTGAACCTGCAGGACGATGAAGACGTGATTCAGATTGACAAGATTTCGAATGCCAGCGAACTGTACTTCTTCAAGATGCTGATGAAAGCCGATACGAACATTGCCTTCGGTGAAGAAGTGGTGGTGCTGGACAAGCGCGCACAGCCTGTGTTCAAAGCCAGCGAGAAAACCATCTCCGTGGATCCGGCTACAGTAACCATTCCTACCGAAGGCGGCAGTCAGGAAGTGACGGTGACCGCCAGCGGCGAATATGGGATAAGCAGCCTGTCCGGCTTCAACGTGGAGCAGACCGACAAAGGCGTGAAAATCTCGTCCGGTGCGAACAGCAGCGGCAAAGACAAGAAAGCAACCCTGACCCTTACCCTGAATGCCGACCGCAGCAAGACGGCTATGGTGAGCATCAGCCAATCGAAAGGAGCGTAGGCCATGGCAAAGATGAAGTATCTGGTGATTCACTGCACAGCGACCCCTGAAGGCCGTGAAGTGAGCAGTGCGGACATTCGCCGCTGGCATACCGCCCCGAAGAACAAGGGAGGAAGAGGATGGAAGCAGGTTGGCTATACCGACCTGTTCCACCTGAACGGAGGCGTGGAACGTCTGGTAGAAAACAATGAGGATGCACAGGTGGACCCTTGGGAAGTGACCAACGGAGCCAAGGGATATAACAGTGTGAGCCGTCACATCGTGTACGCCGGAGGCGTGGAAAAAGACGGTAAGACCCCGAAGGACACCCGCACCGGCTGCCAGAAAAAGGCACTGGAGAAGTATGTGAAGGATTTTCACCGGAAATTTCCTGATGTACGCATTGTAGGACACAACGAACTGGCAGCGAAAGCCTGCCCGAGCTTCGATGTGCAGGAATGGCTGAAAGAAATAGGTATTAACCAATAATAAAACCGGGTGGTATGGATTTGAGCGAATTTATGAACATCATTTTGAGCGGCGGTCTGGTGGGGACGGTGGCGACCATAGGCTCCATGCGGGCTACGGTGAGGAAAGCGAAAGCGGAAGCGATGAAGGCCGAGGCCGGTGCAGAGGCGATGCGCATAGATAACGCCGAACATGCCACCCGCATTTTGATGGAAAATATTGTAAAACCTCTAAAAGATGAATTCTGTGAAACAAAGAAAGAACTGGCCCGCAATACACGTGAGATGGCCCGTCTTAGAAAAGCTATTGATACAGCCGGGAACTGTCCTCATCGTGACGATTGCCCTGTGCTTGACAGGTTGCGCGAGTCACCGAAAGAGCCTGACGCAGACAGCAAGGACGGAAGCGGCAAGCGCCGACAGCGCGAGCGGAAGCCGACGGGCGGGACTGGTGATGGCGGGGATACCGGCGAGTGCGGTGAAGCTGACGATAGCGCCGGACAGCCTCCGTAAGCTACCTGAAGGTGCGGTGTATCGCGGCAAGAGCGGACAGGCCAACCTGACCGTAGGCAGCGACAGCAGCGGTAACATCGTGGCCGAAGCCTCGTGTGACAGCCTGCAGCAGCTGGTGCTGTGGTATGAAGAAGAGCTGACACGCATTCGGAGCGAGACGAGGAACGAAACTTCGAATGACGTTCAAACGGTAGAAAAACGCCCTCCGAACCGGATGCGGACGTTTATCACAGGTGTATTGGCCGGCTTATTGGCCGGTGTGTTATTAACCATGAAACTGAAAAGAAGATGAACAAGAATTTTATGTACGGCCTGGGAGCCGTGAAATACAAGGATTTTGTAGTGGGTTATATCGAGAAAGGCTCGTTTGATCTGAACGGCCAGAAGCCCGAAGCCGCCAAGATTGAGGCGGAACAGGTGCCGGGCGCTCCGGTGTTGGTCATTCCGCAGAGCAACGGCAGCATCGCGCCCACGTTCAACGTGATCCAGACGGACTACAAGAACCTGCATGCCCTGCTGGGCGGCACGCTGCACTATGCGAAAGAAGACAGCCAGAAGAAGAACCCGACAGGCTGGACCGCCCCGCAGGCCGCCCTGCTGATGCAAGGTCCTTTTGAACTGGCACTGGTGAGCGGACGGAGCATCCTGATACCGAACGGTACGCTGCTGAGCAACCTGGGCGGTAAGCTGACGCTTACGGAAACGGCGAAGATAGAATGTACGCTGGAGGTGGCCATGCCGGAAGACGGTTCGCAGCCTTACGGCGTATTCGATACGGGAGCCCTGCCCGAAGAGTGGGCGCAGCACAAGCTGCCTGCAGCGGGAGCAGCGGCTGCTGCCTCTGTACAGACGTTGAACCAGGAAGGCTAACGTATGGACAACCGATTGGAACAACTGATAGAAATGGAGTGTGCGGATGCGCTGCTGGACAGCGGCGTGTCCGTTCCTCTTAAAAGGTGGAAGCTCCCATGGCTGAAACGTCCGTTGGAGGTACGCGTGACGATGAAGCGCCCGCGGCTGCGCGGACAGATTCTGCTGGCGAGGGAATACCTGAAGATGGGCGTTGAACCCGGGTGGCAACCGAAGGACAAGGCCGAGGAACTGGCCTTTGTAGCGGAACATGGTAAGGCTGTGAGCCGACTGCTGGCCTATACGGTGTGCCGGGGCTATGTGTCGCGACATGTAGGCATTGGGGTGACGGCGTGGGTGCTTCGGAACTTTGTGGAGTGGCGCTATCTGACGGCGCTGTTCCGGACGTTTGAACGGCTGATGGGCACGAAGGATTTTATGCGTATTATCAGCTCGGCGGCGCGGGCGAACCCGATGACTCCGAGACTGAGCCAGGCAAGGAAGGGGAGTTAAGGACCCGGTATGAGGGTTCCCATAGCCCTTTCGGCTTCGTGTGGCAGATAGCGAGTGCAACGGGCTGGAGTGTGGACTACATTCTGGACGGTGTGAATTACCAGACGCTGATATTGATGCTGAGCGACGCGCCGCGGTATGTGCGGCAGAAGAGGGGCAGCGGTAAGTGTGACAGCCACCCGACGCGCAGCGCCGAGGATGAAGCGAACGATATAGTAGGATTTTTTCAAAGCAAACTGGAATGAGTAAACCTGTAGAAGTTGAATTTTTGATGAAGGACAAACTTACGCCCGGCATGAACAAGGCCGAGCGTGAGGCATTGGAACTGCGTAATACCGTCAGACTGCTGGAGGCTGAACTGGAAAGGCTGCGCCTTGCAGGTGAGACAGCTGCGCCCAATCTGGACCAGAGTGCCAATATCGCGCAGATCCATGCGCTGGAGAAGCAGCTTGAGGAACTGCACGCACAGTTGAAAATGTTGCAAAATGAATCGGAATCTGTACAGGTCACTCCTACAGATATACCTAATGCACAGCGCCAGTTCAATGGCCTGCACAACAGCATCCAGCAGATGGCACGTGAAATGCCTTCCTTGGCCATGGGGCCGCAGATGTTCTTCCTGGCTATATCCAACAACCTGCCGATTTTTACGGACGAACTGGCCCGTGCCCGCAAGGAATACGATGAGCTACAGAAGTCCGGCAAGAAAGGCACACCGGTATGGAAGCAGGTTCTTTCCTCACTTTTTTCCTGGCAGACGGCCATGACCACCGGCATCATGCTGCTGGTAATGTACGGTGATGAAATCTGGGATTGGACGAAGAGCCTGTTCGGTGCCAAAAAGGGTGTGGATGAATTCAACATATCGCTGAAGGAAATGACTGAGATAGAAAAAGACGGACGGGCCCAAATGGTTCGCACCCGTTTTGAATTGAAATCGGTCATCGATGAAATAAAGAACTTCACCGGAAGCAAGGAAGAGGAAAAGGCCAAGGTGGAAGCACTGAACCGTAAATACGGAGAATCTTTCGGGTATTATAAAACACTTTCTGAATGGTATGATACCCTTATCCAAAAGAGCGAGGACTATGTACAGGTTCTGCTGCACCAGGCCAATGTCCAGAACCTTGTAAAAAAAGCTGCAGAAGCCGATGAAGAGGTGAATAAAATCAAGGCGCAGAAACCGGAAGAGGCAGAAAGCGCCATGGGCTTTTTCGGGAAATGGGGGCAATATATCATACAGTCCAACATGGCAGAATCCGGGCAGTTCTATGACGCACAGGCTGCCATTAAGAAACATGATCAGGAAGCTTATGACATACTGTTGAAAAATGCCGAAAACAAACGAGACGGTTATCTGAAAAAAGCGGAGGAAGAGGTAAAAAAAGCCGCAGAAGCAGCCAAAAAAGGAAATATCGGCGGACATACCGACCCCAAGCAGTTCGGGAAGAATCCGGAAGCGGAAGCCAAGCAACGACTGGCCACAGAGCGCAGGCTGGCGAAGGATCTTGCCGCCCTGCAGGCCGAGAACCGGAAGGAAGAGATAGACCGCATGCAAGCCGGTACCGAGAAGAAACTGGCACAAATCGAATATGACTATAACGCGAGAAAAGAAGAAATTAACCGGCAGGAAGCCGACTGGAAGCGTGAGAACAAGGAAGCCGGTCTTTCCACCGGAGATAACGGACTTACCCGGGAGCAACAGGATGAACTTGAAAAAGCCCGTGCCTCAAACACCGCGTCCCGGAAAAAAGCGGAGGCGGACGTGTACAGGGAAGAGGCGGAAGCCATGCGTGACTATCTGAAGGAATACGGGACCTTCCAGCAGCAGAAACTGGCCATCGCTGAAGAATATGCCGAGAAAATCCGCAAGGCACAGTCCCAGGGCGAAAGGCTGACTTTGGAGAAGCAGCGTGATGCGGCTGTGCACAAAGTGGACATGGAAGCCCTTACCCAGAAGATAGACTGGGGAGCAGCGTTCGGGGATTTGACCGGTCTGCTTGCAGACCAGATGAAGAACCTGCTTGGCGAGCTTAAACAGTATGTCAAGACAGATGAGTTCAAAAAATCAGGAGCCGCAGACCAGCAGGTCGTTTACGATGCCATTGAACGTATTCAAAGCATGCTCCCCGGTGGCAACGGTACATTGGATTTTGCCCGGCTGCAAACGCAGATGCACGCTTTGGGGGATGCCGTAACACGCGTGCAAAATGCGGAACTGCAGCAGGAAGCGGCATTCGCCCGGTTAAAAGCGGCGCAGACCGATTACAACAAGGCTCTTGAAAGCGGTAACCAGGCAGAAATAGAACGTACCAAAATCGCTCTTCAAACGGCCCAATCGTCCAGCGCTTCAGCTGACGAAGAATACCTGAACGCTACCTCTGAAATGAAGGCGCTTGCCGGGGAGGTGAAAAGTGCCTCCCGGGACACGGTTGACGGGTTGAACATGGTATCCGACGGGTTGCACGGTTTTGCAAGCGGAACCTTGCAGGGATCATTTGAAGGAATCCAGAACATGCTTACCGGTCTTTCAAAACTGAATATCGGAGGCAAGGTCGGTGATGCCATCAGTCAGATGTCCGAGACCCTGTCAAGTGCCGGAGTCATCGGGCAGATTATATCGGCCATTCTCTCCATACTGGATTTGCTGAAAGACGGTATCGGCCCGATTATCTCATCATTGATAGACACCATTTTCAATGCGATAACCGGAATACTCGACAATATCCTCAGCGGAGACCTGTTCAAACAGATAGGCGGTTCCCTTGTGAAAGGTATCGGGGGATTGCTGAATACGGTGTCTTTCGGAGGTTTCAACAAACTGTTTGGCATCGGCGGAAACGCCAAGGAAGTGCAGGCTGCTATTGACCGTCTTACAGACCGGAACGAGAAACTGCAGACTTCCATCGAAGACCTGACCGATACCATCAAGGCAAGCAAGGGGACAAAATCGGTGGAAGCTTACCGGGATGCTTACAAATACCAGAAAGAGACGAATGCAAACTATCTGCAGATAGCGCAGGAACAGGCACGCTACAGCGGTAGCCACCACAGCTGGAACTACTACTGGGGCGGTTTCAACCAGGCACAGATAGACAAACTGAGCGGACAGATTGGCCGCCAGTGGGACGGGAACCTGTGGAGCCTGAGCCCGGAGGAGATGAAGGCGCTGCGTTCGAATGTGGACATGTGGACGCAGATACAGAATACCGGCAAGGGCGGCTACGGTGAACGGCTGACCGATAAACTGGATGACTATATAGCGCAGGCCGGCAAGCTGGAGGAACTGACCGACCAGCTGTATGAAGGGCTGACGGGCATTTCGTTTGACGGAATGTATAGCAGCTTCATCGATAATCTGATGAACATGAAGTATGGCGCGAAGGATGCGGCAGAGGATATATCCGAGTACTTCATGCGGGCGATGCTGAGCAACAAGATCGGTGAGATGTACAGCGAAAAACTGAAAGGCTGGTGGGAGAAGTTCGGCAAGGCCATGGAGGACAACGAACTGACCGAGGCGGAACGGAACGCGCTGACTGAAGAGTACATGCAGTATGTGGACGAAGCCCTTGCCCTGCGTGACAACCTGGCTGCTGCCACGGGCTACGACAAGACCGAAGCCGGCGGCACCAGCCAGAATGCGAAAGCGGGCGGCTTTACGGCCATGACGCAGGACCAGGGCACGAAGCTGGAGGGCATGTTCACCAGCGGGCTGCAGCACTGGAGCAGCATGGACGAGCGGCTGGAAAGCGTGGCGGAGAAGATGAACACGGCTGAAGGGCATCTGGCCCGGATAGCCGAGAACACCGGTGTGAGCGCCGGCCACCTGGGCGAACTGAAGGAAGTGATAAAGAAAATGATACGTGACGGACTAAAAGTGAAGTGATATGGGCAATATACTGAGCGGACTGGTGCTGGTGAACGGCACGGACATCTGGACGGAATACGGCGTGTTCCTGGTGGAAGACCGGCGCGGCGGCATGGAGAACCTGACGGCCATCCTGACCCCGAGCAAGGCCAAGAAGGATACCGCCGTGGACATACGGGAAGAGGACGGTGAGAAATACTCTGCAGTTCTTAACCCCAAGAACGAGGCGCGGGACGTGACGCTGCACTTTGCCCTGTACAACAAGACCCAGGCAGGCTGGATGAAGCAGTACTTTGCCTTTGTGAATTTCCTGAAGCAAGGGAAGGACGGCTGGCTGGAGATCCGTTTCCCCCAGCTGGACCTGCAGCTGCGGGTGAAGTATGCCGACTGCACGAAGTTCACCCCGCTGACCTATCTGTGGACGGAAGGCGTGCATGCCGGAAAGTTCCGGGTAAAGTTCCGGGAACCGAAACCGATTATATAACCATTTAAATGACGTTCAAATATGCTTCTAACGATATATGACAAAGCCGGGACCAAGCGTGCGGATGTGGCCGTAAACGACAGCTCGACGCAAAGCAAGGAGGTGCAGGGAGACAATGTGCTTTCCCTGTCGTTCAGCTACTATGACTTCCTGCCCCTGGACGTGAACGACTACACGGACTATCTGGGCGAACGGTACTGGCTGACGGAACGCTACACCCCGAAGCAGGTGAACGAGGGCGAATGGGACTATGACCTGAAGCTGTACGGCGTGGAGAGCCTGATCAAGCGGTTCCTGGTGCTGGAGACGACGGACGGGGACACGAACCCGGTGTTCACCCTGACAGCCACGCCCCGCGAGCATGCGGCGCTGGTGGTGAAAGCCATCAATGACGGCATGGGCCACACGACCGACTGGAAGGTGGGTACGGTGGAAGGTACGGAGCTGATCACGATAGACTACGAGGGGATGTACTGCGACGAGGCGCTGAAAGCCATTGCCGAAAAGGCCGGCGGCAAGGTGGAATGGTGGGTTGAGGGGCAGACGGTGAACGTGTGCCGCTGTGAGCACGGGGAAGAAATCACCCTTGGCTATGGCAAGGGGCTGACCTCGCTGGAAAAAGACACCAGCAACACGGC